ATGAATGGTAGAGGTTGGCATCGATTTAATGGTTGTTATGATGGCCGTCTGGCCGCACTTTTTATTGTTCAGTGTTGTAGTTTTTGGATTCTGGGCAATTCTTTCGGCTCTGTAGCAATTGCAGCTAATGTCGATCGTATTACAGGTGCTGAGGCTGTTGAGAGAATGCGGCAAGTCCTCGGCGATCCTCAAGTTTTTGAGGACAATATGAAAAACTCCACCCAGGATTTTATAGAAGATCACTTTGGTAGTATGGCAATAGCAACTGCTTTTGCAATTGCTATAAGGATGAAAACTTGATGCTTGCTTTTTTTCTTGATGTTGCTAATTACTATTTGTTAAATGCCCCTAGCACTGCTGCCAGCGCCGCTCAAGCAATGGATTTTATCAGGGATGATATTAAGCCTGTTATTGAATTTGCGATGGATTGGGCAATGAGGGGTGCAATGGCTGCAACGTCAACCCATGCCTTTATTGTTTTGTGTAAACGTTTCTTAACTCCATGATGCTAATTATTGCTTTTTACACAACTGCTTTGTTACTTCCTTCCTTAGGTAGTGCTTTGGTAGTTTACTTCACTCTTTTCTCGTACTTTTATATCGCTGATGAAGACCTTTCTAGAGCGCCTAAATTCTTACGTAGAGCGGGTCGCCGTACTCCCTGACAAAGTTATTGATACCAAGTTAATTTTAATAATTTAACTTGTTATCTGTTTAATTGTCTATTCTTCCATTGTGACAGCACAAATGCGGATTGTTGATCGCTGCATTCTTCCCCTTCCTTCATCGTTTATTAAATGACTAATTGTATTTTTTTAGTGGTTTATACCACTGCGTGATACCGTTTGAGAGGCGGCGGTATTGATGATTTAAGCCTCTATCTTATTGGTGTTATCGTTCCGCTTTTTTTCTGTTTTCTATTCATTAGTCACTCAAAATTATGTCTGCTCAACTTCTCGAAAGACTTCAGGCTCCCCCTGATGAGCCACGCTTTAATTCTTTGACTCCCGAAAAACTTGCCGAACTAGAACGGGCTTTCCATCAAGACCAAAACATCAAAGCTCTTTGTAATGCTGGTGTTGCTGTTGGTGTTGCTGCTGCTGTTCTAGGTTTTGGTGGTGGTGCTTATGCTGCTCCTGGCGGTGGTGCTGCTAATAATGCTGCTGCCAATGCTAAAGCTAGTATCGAAGCTGGCGTTACTAACGCTATAGATATGATAAAAGCCATTGACGGTATTGGCTTGGCCGCGTTTGGCGTCGCTTTGGCGCCTATGGGGTTCATGACGACTCTGCGAGTCCTCAACATGGTTCTTAGCCGTGTTTGATTTCCTTGCAGGGTTGTCATAAATTGAAGGGCGATCGCATTTTGTGGTCGTCTTTCATTTCTTAATTTAATGGAGATGTTATGCCATTTACAGCGATTTACGGATTGCCGGGGCGGGGGAAAAGTCTCTTAATGTTGCAGAGAGCTTTGCTTCTGGCTGAAAAATACAGATTGAGAATTGTTAGTAATTTTCAACTCGACCCTATCCAGTTGGCTTATTACTGCAAAATCAACAATTACAAATGGTTGATGCAAAATATTCCTAATGGAATCATTTATTACGTCAGTGCTAATAGAAATTTTGCACAATTTTTGCAGATTAAAGATGCTGTTATCATTCTTGATGAGATGGGCTTGTACGCTCCCAGTTGTCAGAGCTGGACTCTTCCGGCTGAGGCGTTTAATGCTGTAGCAAATAATCGTAAACGTCTGCAACATATTATTTATGCAGCACAATATCCCTCTCAGGTGCATTCTTCCATTCATCAGATATGCTCCGAAGTTCTTTATGCTGAGGGGCTTGCCGTTTGGTGTGATAAGCTTCGCAACGATCGCTTAGTTTTTAAAGATGTTCATCAGTTCAAACCATCAGAATTTGAGGTTTGGTTTAGAGACCCTAAAGTTCGTAAGAATCCCATTAAATCAATAGTTCTTGCAGAAAAACACTGGAAAGGTGTTATAAATTGTGCAGATGCTCAGACTTTCCGAGTTTATGATTCTTTTGGACTTCTTGAAAAACAGGATGATGCTGTTATTCTTGATACTGCTTACGGTTACAAACCTTTTATATTAGACCCCAAAACTGATTCTGAAATTTCAATGCAACAAGCTATTGATGATGGTCATTCTTTTAAGCGCTTAGAAGAAGTATTAGATAATTATCATAAAGCTGCTAGAAATACCAAAACCAGAAAAAGAATTTATGAGGCTACAGGTGAAGACCCTTTCATTGCTTGGAAGCTTGTCGGTGAAATACCTATTTGTGGTATTCATCCACTCCAAAAACAGTTTATTAAATTATGGCATTGGTTGCCTGCTGCTAGCTATCCTGGATTAGTTAAAATTGATATGCTAGCTACTCGCGAATTTAAAATTTGGAAGCGCTTAGATAGTGAAACTAAAAAATCCTATAAATTGATGTTTAAGATTTTAATTGGTTCGCTGCTTTTTGTTTTTGGTTTAATATTAAGTGCTATTTTATCTATCAAACATCCCTTAATATTGTGTGCCATTTATTTCTGCTCTTTTTATGTTCCTAACAAATTAGTGAAATAATATGCAAGTTATCCAACCTTTACCCCTACAAGTTATCGAACCTTTACCCCGAAATGTAAAAATTGATTGGCTCCGATTTCAGGTGTCAACTCATAGACCAAACTTTTTTCGTGAACTTTTAAAGCTTATAGGTTTGCCATTTGAGCGCAAACAACAATCGCCTTTGCACGATGGGCGAGAAACAAGTTTTCTTGCAATTAATAAGGTTTGGCATGAAATATACGATTTTCAAAAGTCTTGGGTTGGGATTAAGCATCCTCCTGCGGGGACAGATGAAGCTATCTTGATTTTTGTTGATTTAAATGGTCGTACAGTTTCAGCTTTAGATTTTGTTCGTATTTCTGCAATTTTGTATTACTCTAAACTTGAAGCGGGATTTACTGGGAACAGGATTGATATTGCTTTGGATTTTCTCCCTCAAGTTCCTCGCTTAAACGCGCATAACTGGGAGTCTTTTATTGAAGATGGTTTGATACATGGTTATAAAAGCGTTAAAAGAATTTCTAATATAGGTAAGACTAACGATGCAACAACTGTATATTTAGGCTCTCGTGAGTCTAGTAAATTTGTCAGAATGTATGCAAAAAATATTGATGGCATCGACTATGATAGATTAGAAATCGAGTTTAAACGTGAGCGCGCTTCTTGGATAATGCAGGAGTTATCGACGATTGACGTTAATCAATATCCTAAATTTCTTAACGGTGTAGTGTGTGGTGAAATAAATTTTAGGAGAGGAACTGAAAATACAAAGTTTTTTCAAAATTATAAATATGGTGCAATTAGTGTTCCGCCTCCAACTCTTCATTTAGATATAGACAGGTCAATAGCTTTTATTGAAAAACACGCTGCTACTTTTGCTATGATTCATGAGTATATGGGCGACGAACGTTATCAAGAATTTATGGATAAAAATTTGAAAGTGGGTAAGCTTAAAATGGGTTCTAGGCACCGAGCTATTCTTTCAAATGTCAATTTTTTTGCTCTTGGTGCTGTTGGCTTGGCAACTTTTATTCTTTTCATGTCTCAGGCTCCTGTGTTGGCTAGCGGTTTAACCTGTCCTGCTCCCGTTCCGCTAAGCTTTCAATTTAGCCAAAAATTTCCCATAGATATTGTCTCTCCTAATGCTGCTGAGCAAGCTTATTTTAATCAGATAGGCGATGGTTGCTTTCAGGTTAATAGTGGCTTGGAATTTCAACGTGTTTGTCTTCCTGGCATGATTGTTAATGCCCTTCGCCCTTTTGTAATTGCGGGTTTGGGAATCAAATTCATAATGGGTAATTAACTAAAATGTTTTCTTTTTTGCTGCCCATATATATTGCTACTTCTACGCCTCCGCCTCCACCACCCACATATACCTGGTGTGTATTTCAGATGGTGCAGGTTAACACTCGTGAAATGATTTCTGCGGCTTATGGCATGGGAAACGTACCCACAGGCACAGATTTGAACGGCTTGTGTCGTGCTTTCTATACTCGCGATATCCGAGCTGAGGACAAACCTCTAGAGCTTATTTCCTTTACTGGTACACAAAACCAGACAAATCCTGATCTATTTTGGCTAGCTAATACTACTCGTCGCAATCTTACCCAAGAGGAGCTAGAATTATATGATTGTATTCTTAATAAAAACACTGGCTCTGTTTTTTCTCAAGGAATATTAGATTTAATGCCTGAATCTCCTGATAGTATTAGGGTTCCGGCTTTGATGATTTCTGCTATCGACCAAATTAATTCACCTATTATGAGGTATGCTGCGGTTGTACTTTACAGCACTGGTATGCCGATAATGATTATTGCTGGATTGGTTAAGGCGTGGAAATTGGCGGTTAAACGTTAAATTTATGTTACTTAGATTTGCTAAAATTGCTAATGGTTTGCGTATTCTTATAACCGAAGCTGGTCCACTTGTTGGTACTTCTATCGGTTTACTTTCTGCTCGTTCTATAGCTTATGTTGTTGGTTTTGGATTAGGTAGCATTGTTAGTGCTTGGCTGCCAATTGTAGCTGTTTTAATAAGTGTTACGGGTTTTTTTAATGCTGGTGCTAATACGCCAGAATGTGAAGCTTTCAGAGCGCAGATGAGAGCTATTGATGAAGCTAATAGAGCAGCGCTTGCTAGTTGGCAAGTTCTTTATCAAGCTTTTATTGACGGTCCCTATAAAACTTATCAAATTCAAGCTCAGGAATTAGCTGCACGTTCTGCTTCTACAGCTAAATCAAATTGTGCTAGTCTTCCCGAATCTCGATTTTGTGTTGTTTGTGGTGGTGGTGGTATTCAAGGTATTACTTGTGTTTCTACTACTTGTAACCCTCGTGGCGAGTGTGAGGGTTCGGAGTTTAAGAGACTTAATACTGGTTTGAATCCTCCTTCTTTTCCTGTTTTTCCAACACTTCAAACTTATCCCTCTTGTTCATCTCCTGATTGTCCTCCCGGCAAAAAGGTGTGGACACAAGTCATTTGGGCGTCTTCTACTGGTAATTTTACAGACCCTAAAGGGTGCTTCATAGTCGCTTTCTCTCAGGATGCGCCAACCCTTCCACCAAAAATAGAATATAATCCTTTTCTACCTAAATCTTATGTAGAGACTCGTCCTATATCTTATTACTTAGTTAATGGTGATAGATATCGTGGTCTACAGGATAATGACTGGAAAAATTTAGAATCAGTTCAAGGGTGGGATAAAGGCTATTGGAGAAGTGAACAAACTGATCCAGAGTGCCGTGGGTGGCGTCCTGGTTGGAGTATAAAGGCAAAATAAATTATGAATTATTATCTAAAATTAATATTTCGCTCCTTTAGAATTGGTCTTTGTTTTAATTTTTTTACTTTAGTTTTACTTGTTGTTTATACTCTTTCTGTTGAGTATTATTTTAGACCGTTTCAATTTGTACGCAATCCTTTATTTGAATTTGGCACCGCAGTGTCTGGGGGTAAAATTTTTGCTGATGCTAATCCTCGCAATCATTCTTTACGTCCGGCCTGGGCAAAAATTGAGCGTGATTTTGACTTATTTATTCCTGA